TCGCTCCCCGGCTCACCGTCCCAGAGGGCCAGAGCGCCGGCATTGGCGGGCGCACCTTCGGGCACGATGTAGATATCGCCCGCATTCCCGCTTCCGGGCAGAGCCGCGCTGCGCGACAGCGCGCGGGCCTGCACCAGCACCGACAGCGCGCGCAGGTCTTCGCTGACGCTGGTGCCCCAGTTGCGCTGGCCGGGCTCGTAGAAGGCGCGCAGCCCCAGTCCCGGCATGATCCGTTCCGCCATGCTTGGTCTCACTTTTTGTGATGAAGGTTGTTGCGGAACTCAGCTGCCCCAGAGGAACCCCCAGCCGCGATCCCAGCCAGCGGCGAAGGGCGCGGTGAGGCGGAAAGGGCGTGCTTCCCGGTCGGTGAGCCAGGTGCCATCGACCAGCCGCCGCGCCCGGACGGCAATGTCGATTTCGGCCGTGCGCTCGGGTGCGCCACTCTCGGGGATGTCCTCGGGTTGCAGCGTCCAGCTTATCCCGCTGCCTGCGTCGAAGGTGATGCCCGGCGGCATGAGCGCTGCGCCAGTGTCGGGGTCGATCCAGCGCAGCTCGAGCGCATAACCGACGCCCGGCTCCGGCCCGATTGAGGCCGCGGTGTGGTCGACGAGCCGGTCGCGGTGTGTCCAGGTCAGTTCAACGCCGCCTGCCACCAGCGCATCGACATCCGGCGCATAGCTGCCATTGGCCTGCACCCGACCGGGCGGCAGCGGGCGGATGGCACGACGGTCCAGCGTCACGCTGTCCTCGGGCGCCAGCGCAAAGGCAAGCGTGCCGCGCCCGGTTTCAGGCAGCAGCCGGATCGCCAGCGTCTCTCCAGCAGCCCATGCGTCTTCGGTAATCCGCGCCGCCTCGTCGAAGAAGATCACCGGCGTGCCCGCCACATGCGCGCGCGGCACAGAATCGAGGCATCCGCGGCCCACAGTGATAGCCGTGGACGTGATCCCGTCCACACGCACCAGTTCACCGCCGAGACTCGCCAGCGTGCCGATGCCGACTTCGCCGATATCGCGCCACCCGGTGACGGGCAGAACGCGCGCCTCCGGGTGGTCCGTGATGTCCGCCGCGAGTAGGACCGTGGGCGCGAAACCGACCACGCCCTCCTGCGCGGGTCCGGTGCCGGGGTCGATCCAGAGTTCCGCCGCCAGCGCGTCGGCACTGGGGCGTTCGCCGGTGGCAACTAGCGTGCCCGCATCCGGATCCTCCGACAGGATGCGGTCGGCCTCGCTGTGGCCCAGTTCGCGGACGAGCAGCCAGTACGGAGCCTCCTCGACCATGCGCCGGGTCAGCGCCCGTGGCAGGGCGGCAACGCCGGTGCCGGTTGGCATGCGCCCGCCTGCGATGGCGGTGGCGCCCAGCGCGAATACGTCCTCGGCGAGCTTCAGCCGGATGCCGTTGTCGCGCCCGTCGCCCTGTCCGATTTCCGACAGGCGCATGACCACGTCGTTGAGGCCCAGCCGGGCCGAGCGCAGCCGGATCACATCGCCGGGCCCGAGGTCGGCCCCCTCGCGGTTGACCACGATCTCGCCCGTGAGCAGCGGCACGGAAAGCGCCCGCAGGTCGCGTTCGGCCACGCGGATTGCCAGCCCCTGGTAGCGGATGCCCGGATAATCAAGCGTGGTCGCGATCACCTCGCCCATGGCCTGCACCCGCGCCGTGTCGGTCACGCTGACCGCCCCCGTGTCGTCGGTCCAGGCATCGGTGAACCGCACCGTCACGCTGTTGACCAGATCCGACGGCGCGCGGCGCCCCAGACGGCCCCAGTCCACGACATTGGTCTCGTCAAAAAGCGGCAGGTTGCCCGCCACATAATCCGCCCGGATCAGCCGCAACTCCCACAACCCGGTGCGGCGATCGATGAAGAGCGTCGCGTCGATATGGTCAAGAACGCTGGCGATAAAGTCCTCGATCGACGAATCCTGCTGCCAGATCAGCGAGAGGCCGAAGCCTTCGGTGTAGAGCGTGTCCGCAGCGGCCGTGAAACTGGCCCCGATCTCAACCGTTGAATAACCCAGACCCCAGTCGCGGTTGGTAAGGCATTCGCGGATGATATGGGCCGGGTTCATGTCCGGCCCGTTGCCGAACGCCCCGCGCAGGGAGGCGACCAGCGCCTGCGGGTTGCCGGGCGGGATCACCGGCACCCCGTCCACAGGCGTGTTGTCGATGCGCGCGGTATAGCTCGTGTCCGCCAGCGCGATATTGAAGCCGAAGATGTCGACGGGCGGCAGGCTGGCGATGGTGGCCTCGGCCGCATCGACTGATGAGATGGGCGAGGGTTCGCCATCGGTCACGAAGATGACGATCCGTCGCTTGGATCCGCCGCCAGCAAAGAAGGTGCTGGCCTCTGCGAAGGCCGCGTTGAAGTTTGTGCCCCCCGAAGTGCTGTTCGAAAGCGCCAGCATCCAGGCCTCGAGTGCCTCGTAATCCTCGGGTTCCATGTTGCGGCGCTCGATCGATCCTGCGACGCCTGCGTTCCAGAGCACGATGCGGATGTCGTTAGGGCGGTCGGGATCGACGCTGGCACCAATCTCGCGGATCAACGCGGCCACGCCTGCCTTCTGGGCCGCCATGCGCGTGCCCGACATCGAACCCGAGACATCGAGCGTGATGTAGATCGCCGCGTCCGAGATATTGGCCTCGGGCACGATCGGGGCCTTCTCGGGATACCATTGCGCCGCCCCCGCCTCGCCGGTCAGCACGCGGGTGACCCGCACGGCCCAAGGCTTGAGGTAGGGGTTGATGCCCAGATAGACCCGTCGCAGTACCAGAGAGCAGAGCCCGCGATAGGCGGGCACATTGCCGTTCATGCGGGCGCTCAGATAGTCGTTCTGCCCCTGACCTGGCCCGCCCATCAGCACATCGACATCGCCGCGAATACCCCCCTCGCGGCTCTCGCCCCCGAAGAGGTCGGGCTTGTTGATCCGGATGCGCCCACCACCAGCGCCGGCATTGCTGGCAGCACTGGTCGCCTCGAACACATTGACCGATTGCGCGGGGAAGCTCAGGGTCTCCGGCAGCACGGTCCAGCTGGTGATCGTGAACTCCGCATCAAGGCTCACCCCTTGCAGCGTGATGGTCAGGCTGGCGCCGTTAGCGAGGCGCAAGCGATACTCCTGCCCGATGCGCACCCCTGCGAGGGTGCCGGGAAAGGTGATCGTAGCGCCGGTATCGCCTGCCAGCGCTGCGGTTGCCGCCATGCCCGCGACCGTGCCAATCCGCGTCTCCACGGCCGCGCCGCCGCCCGAAACGCCGACGCCGGTCGTGACAGACCAGGCCGTGCGGCGGTCGACGAGGATCTCGCGGATGGCATCGATCGGCCCATGGCAGAGCGCCAGATGCATCCCCAGCGAATAGCGAAAGCCGACGGTCTGCTTTTTGCTACCGCCCATGCGTGTGTTCCCGTGTCTCGGCCGCCTCGATCACGGGTTCGACCAGCGCGTCGCCGGTGGCTCGCAGTCGGTCGGCCGCGATGCCGTGTTCCAGAAACTCCTGCCAGCTGAGCCCATGCCTTCGAAACCATGGACGCACGCCCGCGAGACAATAGCGCGCGTTGCGCAAGTCCTGGATCGTCACGCGCGTCACTTCTTCCCGCCTTTCTTCCTGATCGGATCGACCTTGAGATCGCCTGCCCAGACGACATTCGGCCCGGTGATCAGCACCGTCCCGAACACCACCGGGATCGCTCGCCCTTCCTCGGCGGTGGGCAGCGAGAAATCATCAAGCCCCGCCGCCTGTGGCTTCTCGATTTTGGGGCGCGGGCTCAGCGCATAGGAAATCGCCGAGAGCACCAGCCCGAGAACGAGCCGTGCAATGAAGGTCCAGACCATGAGGGCACCTCAGACGATGGAGCCGCCGCCGAGCGGGTTCCGGCCGGGGATCTCGGGGAAGCCCCCGAAGTTCAGAAGGTTGCCGAATTTCGCGGCACAGGTGGCCGCGCGCAGATCGCAGCCGGGGGCGATGTCGACGAGGACAGGCAGAGGGTCACCGGTCTCCGGATCGATCTCTGGTGCGGCGATAGCTGCAGCCAGATCCGGCATCGGGCGCGAGAGGGTCAGCACTGCTCCGGCATGGCCGGTGATAAAGCCAAGCTGCACGCCAAAGCGCAGCACGCCACCGCGATACCAGCCATCGGGTTGCCCGGCCGCCTCGGGGATCGTCACGCTCAGGGTGTTGGCCGATATGGCCGTCACCGTGCCAGTCAGCCAATAGAGCGCGATGTCGAGGCCGCAGCCGCGACCGTAGAGCGCATGGCGGCAAAGCCGCTGATACTTCGCCCGCACACCGGCGCGGCGCAGGGTGCTGAAGATCGACTCGGCCTGCAGCAGGATGCGCTGCCCCTCGACCTCGGCGCCAACCACGCGTCCTTTCCAGTGCGCCACCGTCTCGCCCAGCACCTGCTCGTGTCCGCGGAAGATGGTCAGCGTCACGGGCGTGTTGCCCAAGGGTGCCAGGAACCGCCGCGCGAAGGGATGCGAGAGCGGCTAGGTCAGTTCCAGTCGCCCGCGCTCGATCTCGCTCGTCTGCACAACATCGCCATGGGCGACGTCGGCAGGCTCCCAGGTGATCTCCGTCCCGCCGCTCCCCGCGCTGGTCAAGGCCGCAGCCCGGCTGGTGAATCGCGAGACCTGATCGCCCTCTGCGAACTGGTAGAGGAAATAGGGTCGGCCTTCGGCGACCGAGGACTCGATGCTGGAATAGGTCATGCGGACACCTCGATGACAGGTAACGTCACCTCGCTGGTGACAGCACCATGCTGGATCTCGACACGGTCGGCATCCGCGCGCATCGCGGTCAGAAAATGCACCTTGGTTGTGAGCGGGACCGGCTCGCCGAGGTTCGAGCTGAGCGTCAGGCGATGGTCGGGCCCGTCCTCGATTGCGGCATTGATGGTCCGGAACCGCAGCGCGCCGGGCATTTCCAGCATGATCGGGCGACCGACATAGGCCGCGATGGGCGCAACCGGGGCGACGCGCATCAGCACCGATCCCGAAGTCATAGCCGCGCGCAGTTGCAGCTCATACCCCCAGGTCGGCAGCCAGAAGCTGGCCTGCCGTCCACGAAGTGACCAGAGCCAGCGGCGCAGGAGTTGGCGTGCGGTCTGGCCTTGTGCCTTGAGCGTGATCGTTTCATTGCGTTCGAATACATCGCGCATGGGTTCGACCACGACCGGCCCGAAGCTATTGTCGACGTATTCCACCGCGCGCCGCAGGCTGGCGGAGAGCGGGCGGCGCACCACGCTCGGGTCGGTCTGTACCGGGCGGCCGAGATAGGTCGGCAGCACCGGTGCTGCGAGGTCTGGCGCATCTCGCAGCAGGAAGCTGGCACTGACCGTGCCATCGCTCTGCCTGCGGCGGGTGACCTCGATGGTCGAGGTCAGCACACCGACGCGGATCGGTGCGACTGTCATGCGCTGCGCAGCAACCACCGGACTGGGCAGTTGCAGCACCAGAGGCTCCGCCAGGATCAGCCGGTCCGGCTGAACACTGGCGATGGCCACCGCCGCCGCCTCACGGCCATCGACCGCAATTGTCGCGAGCCCTCCTGTCCGGAAATCCGCCAGCCCTGTGTCGAGCAGGATCTCGGTCGCGCCTTGCACCAGATCGGCACCGGGCTGCAGCGCCATGTGCCAGAGCGGGACCTGCCAGTCTCCGGCAAACCCGTCCCGCGCCGTTTCGGCCGCCCGGGCCATCCCCAGCGCGTCGAGTCTGTGCCGGAAGGTGACGATCTCCCGCGGTCGTGGTCGGAGCGCGATGCGCTGTTCGCCCGCGCGCGATGGCAGCACATCGGTGCGCCATTCTAGCACCTCGTTGATTTCCTGCGCCGCCGGGAAGGACCAGAATGGCAGTGGGCCTCCCACCTCAGGCATTCAGCGCACTCCGGTTGCGGCGGATGACGTTCAGGATCGCCCGCTCGCCTGAGGGCGTGGCGAGGTAGTCGCCGACCACCGACGGGTCGAGGACGTTGATGATGCGCGTCGACATATCCTGTGCAGGCTGTGCCGGGCCACTGTTCATCTCTACGCCCAGTCGTCCGTCGCGGCCGCGCCGCAGCGGCAGGATCGCCTCGGGCCCGGCTTCGCCCATCAGCCCGATGCCGCGCGCGAAGGGAAACACCGTTGGCCGGTTCACCACGCCCCCGCGCGCGAAGGCCGTCAGTTCCTGATCCCCGGCAAAAACGCCGCCCTTGGCGAAGCCGAAGAGGCTCGCGAAGAACCCGCCACCGCCGCCCATGCCCGAGAAAGCGCGCATGATTGCGTTCTCGATCGGCTTGAAGGCCAGTTCGATCAGCCGGTTCGCGAGATTCTGGGCGATCCGCGAGATGGCGCTGGCGAAGGTCTCCCAGGTGAACTCGCCCGACTTCAGCGCTTCCTT